ATCTAAGACTCTTTTCAAATCTTTAGGAGGACAAATTGCTTTTAGGTTCTTCATCCCCAATGCTCCACCTTCCTTTTTAATTTCAGCAAGGATTTCTTTCTCAATATCTGAATCGCTCTTTACTGCTTTCTTTTCATCTCTAAGCATCTTGAAATCCTTTCCGCTTATTTTTCCATCACCATCAGCATCAATTCTTTTTTGATTACCAGTTAGTGTCTTTTCTTCATAGTCTGTCTTTTCATGCGTTCCACAATGTATCTTCAATACGTCTTCCCAACTCATTTATTGTTCACCTCTTTCTTGGTTTTCCTTTGACCTCTTATCGTCCGTTATCGGGCCACCCTTTGCCCAAGTATAACAAGTTCTCGCTGAGTGGCATTTGAAATGATGCATCCAACAATAACCTAAACGACCGTCATCATCTAATTCTAAGGGCATACAATCTTCCATTCTAGGAGAAATATCAAACGCTACACAATTACTACAGTTAGATTTCTTTGCTACTTCCGCAGTAGTATTCCATCTATCAGCATACCTTTTCCAATAATCTTCATCACTTAAATTAAGGGGACCATATTGAATATGTTCGGCTTTAACCGCACTATCTCTATTTTTAGTGTTTAACTCTAAATCCTGCGTTGCTCTAGGACAAGCCATTTCTTTTAGGATAATTTGCCAACTCATGTTTTCATCCTCTGTGTTTTCCTCTTACTGGCTTCCTTTCTAGATAACGCATAAGCATGTGCCGCTTTCAGTCTTTTCTTCGCTTCGGGGTCTTTAGCCCTGTCTGCCGCAACTCTCGCTCTCTGTTCTACTAAATTAATTATCTGAGATTGTCTCTTATGAGATTTTGATTTGAAAGAAGCACTTGAGAAAGTTTCTTGCACATCCTTTCTTGTTTTAAATTTAACAGGAACAGTATCTTTTGGATTTTCATCAGTGTATAGTCTTCTAGTAGAATCCTTTGGTTTTTTTCCTGTTCCTTTTCTTGGTTCCTTTTTTAGAATATCTTCCCAACTCATATTATCTTCTCTTGGGGGGAATTATTCTTACCTAACTTTTTCAAAAAATGACCTGTAATTTGTGTGGGACTAGCAAAAAATTTTTTTCTCCTTTTCATCTATTTCCAGCCAATAGGTGTTAATCACAAATCGTTTATCATCTCGGTAATAACTTGCAAGTCCAACTTTTGTTTAGCAACAAAAGTCTCATTATTAGCATATCCGGAATGGCCTTTCAAAGTTATTGGTAATTGGGTTTGAGCATCTTGTCTAACAAATTCTCTTATACGTCCAATAGCATTACTTAATCTATCTTCTACATTTTTTAATTCAGAGCGAATACCTTGTTCTTTTATTGAACTGGCAATTTTATTCATTCTACTCAATGTTTCAACTAAATACGTTAATTTGGAATTAAGGATATCAATATCTTTTCGTTTTTGTTCATCTACTGTCAAAATAATCACAACACATTAGCAGGGTTATATTTGCTCATATATCCGAACTGCATGTTAAAAAGGCAGAAGAATCTGATTAATAGAGGTATGGTTTAGAAATAGATTGTTAATTTGGGCATATCTATTAATGATTTTTATTAAAAGAAAATTTTCTGCAAAGCCATATGGTTGGGTACTTTGAACCAACCCTGATATACTAGAATGATGGGGTATGTATGATGGACGAATTACAGAAACAAACGAGAGAAAAAATAGCGAGGTTGGACCCTCAACAGAAGATGGAAAGGATGTGTAAGATACTAAAGGACACATCTCAACATCAATCGGTTAACTCTAAGGTTTCTTACCTCGTTACCTTCTGTGGAATACCATTCATTGAGGTTATGGAAGCAATGAATAGAATCAATACGGGAGTTGAATGAAGAATGAGCGATTTCCATTTGAAATTTACCCAATGTCACGGATGTAAAGGGTTTGATAAATATGAAGAGATGATTTGGGATTCAAAAAATCGGGCATTTTGCACCGAAGAATGTAAAGATGAAGCAGAGATTGAAGAAGCACACGATAATCATCAAGATTATCTTATGTTAGTAGCAAAAGAAGAGAGGAATGGTATTTATGATTAAGATGTGCACTTGCACTTGGAATAATACCTGTTTAAGATGTTTAGAGTTTGGAGAGGATTCAGAATGAGAAAACAACACATTGAGATAAAAGAGACTGATGAAGAACGCAAATGTAGTAACTATAGGTATTGTGAACACACTACCAAGAACTATACATATTTTTACTGGCAACCACGTAATCAAATAACGTGTGGTTGCTGTATGCAAGAAATGCAAGACGCAATGGATGAGGTTGACCATTGGTGATAACGAGCCTTAGGGCTCTATGGTGACAAAGTACCGAACCATATGGTAAGCAACTTTGGTAGACGAACCTTATACGTTAATTAGTAAACTATAGTTGATTAAGATGATAGATACCGTAACCGAACAAGAATTTGTATTAAGATTTGACAAAATAGGAAGAAGTGAGAATTTCACCCCGTGGGGCAGAGTTGCACTGTTTAATTACTTAGAAGAGTACGAAGAAGACACAGGACAGCAAATAGAATTCGACCCTATCGCCCTATGTTGTGAATTCTCAGAATATGAAAGCCTTGAGGAATTAAACGAAGCCTACGGGAAAGAATTTGAAGATTTAGAAGAAGTTAGAGACTATACTCAAGTTATAGAGATTGAAGTTATTGGAGTTGTAGAAGGAGAGCTCTCAAGATATAACAAAGGGTTCATCGTACAGGATTGGTGATATAATGTTCCAGAGACGACATTTTGAGGCTATGGCTAATGAGGTTATGACATGGGATAAAACCATGACAAAAAGGCAAATAGTGGATTATTTATGTTCTTTATTTGAATATTATAGCCCACACTTCAAACCTGAGAAGTTCAAAAAAGCCTGCGAAAGCTTTGAAGGGGAGTTGTCGGGGTAATACCCGGCTTCACTTCTAATCTCAAAGTTAGTCGTTACGCCTAAACGCATTACCATATGGTCCTACTTTGTCAGTGACCTGTTAAAGTCTAATTAACACCCCTTGGAATGAGAAGTGGGACAAAAAGAGTCCACAGGAGTTGAAAAAATATGGCAGACTATACAATGGAAGATGAAAAATGGGAAGCAAGAACCGCACTAATTCAAAGCCACATGGCAGTGAATGATATCGGCAGTATGAAACCGGTAGTAGAGTGGAACTTAGAACAAGGAACGCAAGACTATGAGAATCGAAAAAGATACTGGCAGAACATCACAAATCTTTTCGCAACCGTAGATAACTCACCAATTCAAATTGGAAAGAGGTCAAACCTACCGGCAGCAGTCCAAGCAAACTTGGATAAGATTTGTGCAGTATATGCAGAAGGACATGAAACACTTTATGCAAGCCACCCTCTTTACGTTGAAACACTACGTGCAAGAGGAAAAGCAGGATACACAGCATATAATGACGCTGAATCCTATGGTAAAGCACAAGGAAAGAACCTACGTTCAACACTAACAACAAGATACAAGAATTACATCAATAAAGTTAGTGATGAACCACAGTGGGATGGAACAATGGATGACGAAGGTGTCCCAACTGGGATAACCTACCCCGAGGTAGAGGGCTAAAACCTCTTGTCCCACTTCTCACCTACCTAACCTCGCCCCCTTCGGGGGGTGGGTTACTTTTTTAATAATTATAAGGTACATTCAAAGCAGTACCATATGGTATATACTTTGTAATACCCAATATATATTAACATCAAAGGTTATAGTGATGAGAACGATATATGAAGTACTAAAAGACGGACAAACGCTACACGGAGGGAGTTTCTATACTCATAAAACAGTAGCAGAGGCAAGAGCACATAATTTGAATAAAAATGTAATAACAAGAATAATGTTTGAAGCAAACAGGATGAACGGAGCCATCAGAGGAGCAAACAAAGGAGAGTTCCTAAAGATGATTGATGACGTAGCAAAACCACCCTACACAGTTAGAAAGGTTAACGTGAATCAAGATTACCGTTAAATGACACACTCAAGGCTACTTGGGAACCAACCTGAGCACGTTACAAAACTGCTCGCCTTTTCGGTCATTTTTCGCTTATTTCGATTATGGTCCCTTTTTCAAAGTTAGGACCATATGGTTCTACTTTGTCAGCAACCCCATATCTACTAATTATGAATGCTTAGTTACATGGGACTGTTTAATAGAAAAAATAGCATTGAAAATGCAGTTACAGAACAACGTTTTGTAATTGAAGTAGGACATAACCGGAACAACGAACTAATCATCAAAAAATTGAGGGTTAGTGGAGAAAACTTGGAAAACTGTATATCAGACCTTCAGTTGGCATTACAGGATTTCCACATATTAAAAGGAGAAAGAACAAAATGAACCGAATGACAATACATGAAAAAATTAGAATAGAAAGAATGAAATGGCTAGAAAAAGAAGAACGAAACTTACTGCAAGAAATCAAGGAGGAAAAAAGATGGCTTATTCAGATGAACAAATAGAAGACATTTTTGAATTAATGGGTATAGTAATAGCAAGGGCAGAAGGCAAGTTTTCTGAATACGCTAAGACATATGCAAAGGCAACATATGAAGCGTTTGTCATATTCTCTGATGATGGATTAAGAATGCAAATACCTTACGTTCTCGCTAACCTCCAAAACTGGAGGGGAGAAGAGGCAAGGTTTACAAAATCAGCCTTGAAAGAATACATACGTTAAAACAAACATATCATTTGGTCGGTAATTACTCTTGCTCACCAAATGAATATCGGTTCCATCTCCCACCGATAAGAAGCAAGAGTACCTTTCGGGGTTAACGGGCAAAGCCAAACCATATGGTTGTTACTTTGTAAACTACCTTAAATAACAAATAATAGACACCTAGGTACAGCACACAGTAACTATTACCTCTCGGGGAAATAATATTGTGTGCATATAGGACATGATTCAAGAACATCACAACCCGCATACGTCCCTCAAGTAGTCACGGTAATGAGCCAACATTTTTCTAGAGAATGAAGGATGCACCTCAAAACCAAGAACTTCTTCGACACGTCCCTCAGTTAGTTATGTTCCTCTAAATCAGTATTCGATGGAGATGGCCTCCCATCGGATACAATTGTCCGGCTCGTTATACAAAGTAAAGCCATATGGTTGTGAAAAATGTCTAGGACGTGTGAAAGTAAAAACGAAAAATAAACAATGTTGAAAAGTTAGTCAATATTACCATATGGTTGGTACGTAGTTAAACATGAAATGATTTTTATTAAGGGTTTGAAAATGGCCCTGCATTTTGGTCCCTCCGCCTTTATATACTAAACTGGCTCCCCTAGGTGATTAGTGCAAAATCGCACCCTTCTGTATTCTCACATGGAAAGTGACCCTTTCAATGCAAGTAATACCAATCCCAAATATAACAACCACCTACCACATGGGAGTCATTTTAACTACCCATTTTCAATAGTTATTTTACTAATGTCTTTCAATTGACTATATACAGTATTGTATAATGTATAAATATAAGTACAAAATACCAAATATTGCATAAAAGAATAGGAAATCAGGTATGATTCTACTAATTATACAAAAGTAGAATAAAAAGTAGAATAAAAAGTGTGACTGGTAAGGACAATTTTGTTATTATTATATTATTATAGTTATTATACAATATATATATATTATTTATTCTCCTTTTCTCTCTCTTTCTCTATCTCTATCTTACATAGTATAGAATGTGTATAATAACTAGAATTAATAGAATAATAAAAAAATGTAACTCAGTACAGCGTTTTCATTATTATAGATGGGCAGATTCTTAGTATAACGAAGTAGAATAATGAACATTTTTCAAGGAGAGAGCAAATATGGAAGATATACAAAATAAAATAAAAGAGACAGGAAAAGAAGTTACAAATTTTCTATTAAAGAAAAATAGACAATACGGTAATTCCGTTTTTGAGCCAATTGGTATATTCTCAAAAGGTACTCCACAAGAGGGATTAAGAGTTAGAATTGATGATAAGTTAAATCGACTTATGCAGGGGAATGATTCAATAGAAACAGATGAAGATATCGTAAAGGATTTAATTGGATATCTCACCCTACTATTGATAATGATGAGGGATGCAGAATGGGAAAAAGAAAATATGAAGAACCTAAAATAGTAATAGCGTGGCCTAAAAGTAAGAAATATAGAGAACATCCAGAGGCAGTATTAGCTGACCCAAGATGGTATGGACCTAATGCTTATTGGGTTCCAAAAAGAATAATAAAAGAGGAAGAAGAGTGAATATATTTGTATTAGATGATAATCCTTTTTCAGCAGCAGAAATGATGATGGACAAACATGTTGTGAAAATGCCTACAGAAAGCTTACAGATGGTTTCGACCATAATGGAAATGAATGGATTCAACTCCCCATTCAAATCTGTTATGGCGAACCATCCTTGCACAATATGGGCTAGAGAATCAGGAAAGAATTTTAATTGGTTAGTAGACCATACAATCGGTCTATGTAAAGAATATACTAATAGATATCATAGAGTTCATAAAGTAGAATTGCTTCTTAATGAATTTAAATATGATATTGAAGAAGTATCTGCACTATTGAGTAATAAAGGACTTACAGAGTTTGCTCAAGCGATGCCAGATGAATACAAAAATGATGATGCGGTCCTTGCTTACCGAACATATTATTTAGAAGATAAATGGAGAATAGCAAGTTGGAAGTTTGGAGCACCCAATTGGTGGCCAAAAGACCACATAAAGAAGAAAACTAAGGAATGGTATAATTTCTTAGAGAGTGAGAATAAAAGAATAAGAGGAATAAAAAATGAATGACAAATACTTTACAAGAATAGAAACAGAACTGAACGACGTAATTAAGAACTTAGCAAGTAATATGCTTGAGGCAATTAAAGATGATGAGTGGGAAGCAGTCCTACTATCAGCAGGAGCAATAATGGATTGTGTAAAAACAATCTATCCAACAGCGTCCGGTAATTTACACAGAGTAATGAGTGGCAAATATAACGGACATGGAGAAGAATCGAATACAGCATTATTCGGTTAATATTTAAAAAAAGGGGTCTATGGCGCAGTCAGGTAGCGCAGCGGGCTTTTAATGGCATTTGTCCAGTAAAGGGAATAAAGACACAAACGGACGGGGAATTCAACTCCACCCATTCCCATGCCAGAAGATACCCGTTGGTCGGGGGTTCAAATCCCTCTAGACCCACTTTTTTTAATAAGGAGGAAGAAATATGGAAAAACAGATAGAATTTAGATTAATAGATAGTAGCACGATGCCCCCAATAGTAATTGCAGTTGGAGATGATAATGAACCAAAAGTTATCATTAACTCACACTTCAAAATATGGATGGGGTGGAAAAGAAAAATGATTGGCGGTGTGGCTAAAAGTCTATATGAAAAGATAGATGAAATATTAGATGCATACTTAGCAGACCAACACGCCTTTATGCAGATGGAAGAAGAAGAATACGGAGAGTAAATATGAGAATTTTTAGATACTTAAAAGAACATAATTTGGAATTAGAAAAGACAGAAAGAGAACATCATGTTTTCACATGTACTCATTGTTGGGAAAATGAAAGAGTAATTTATGATGTAAGAGGTAAGTTTGCCTGTCAAGACTGTATTCATAGTGATTCATTTTATGAAAAGATACAGAAATTAGTACAGAAAATAGAAAGAAGAAAATTACCATTGATGGAAATTAGGAGCGACCAGAATGAATAGAGCAAGACACGTAAGGATGAATGATAGAGAATTTATAGCCACAGGAGATATTATTTCAGATGCTGTTGGAGGTAAATGGCATAATCCAAGTGGAGCATATAACGTTGCACTGAAAAATAATCTAACCGAATTATCGGTAGCAGATGATTGGACAGAAGCAAGAAAAGAATGGAAAGCAACAGGTAACGTTTGGTATATACCTTTGAATCATACAATAAACGATGTATTACCAGAGCCACATAATAACGCTCATCCACACGAATGTATTTGTGGACATCAAATAGCTTGGCATTTTGAGATAGAGAATACCGAAAATGGTAGACTAGAAATCGTTGGTAGCGAACACATTGGTTTTTGGATGATTGTTCGACACATGGTTGAAAATCTAAACATTCCAGAAGATATGGTAACTCAAGAAAGAGTCAAAGAATGGATTAAAGAAGCCGTTAAGTCAATGAAAGCAGAATGGTGGTGGAAGAATAATGGAGAGCAATTCAAAGAATGGTTTGATGAAATTAAAGAACTTGATTTAATTATGAATACCAGAAAGGGCAAACCATATTGGGATACCGACACCGAATGGATGGAAAACCAACTACTACTACGTAAAAAATCAGAAGGTAAATACGGTACACCATCTTACAAAATGGCTTCAATTGTTTGGAGATGGAATCATCCAGATAATAATAAAGCACAAATTAATACTACGGGATATCCAAACGATAGATTGTGGAACGACTTAATGATATTCTACTTTAACCTAGAAACACATAAGGAAACTTTCAACCAAAAGAAATTAACAAGAGAAGCAAGAATAGTAGAAATTAATGAAAAGAGAGCTAGGATTGCTGAAGAAAGGAGAATTGAAAGAGAAGAAAGAGCAGAAAGGTTACGCATCAGAGAAGTAGAAAGGACCGAGAGGGAGCGTGAACGACAGAGACTAATGGATAGTGCTTTAGAACGGTTTTGTACCGAGAACGAAATAAGTCACTTTACAGAAGAAAGCGGTAGAAATGATTGGGAAGTATCTTTCTTAAGAGATATGATTAGAAGGATTAATTCATTACAGTCAATATCACCTAAACAAAGAAATAGAACTGTAAAGATAATTAGTAGATTAGATGAGTCAGCAACTGAAAAGCAATTAGCTTATATCAGAAAGTTAGGTGGCACACCCAATCAATACTTGACAAAGAAGAAAGCCAGCGATATGATTGGTGAGTTATTAGAGGGAAATAAATGAAATGTCAATTATGTAAGATTGATTTTTATAATGCTCCTATGAGAATGAGATGCACAGAGTATAGAGTATGTTTTGACTGCATAGACTCACTAGTAGCAAAAGAAATTAAAGGAGGAAAATAAATGGGAAAAACAAAACTAGAATTAATGAAAGATATAGAAAGATTGGAAAGCGAAATAGAAGGAAATAACTTGGGTAGGACAGCTTTACTGCAAACTAATGAGCAATATAAGGCCATAATAACACAGTTGCAGAGTAAACTACAAGAGGTAGCCAACGTTGTGTCTCATTACGAGAAAACAATTTTGGTCCTAAGTGGCCGAATCCAAGAAAAAGACACCTTAATAAAAGAACAAAGGGAAGAAATTAAAGGAGGAAAAATAGAATGAAACTAAGAATATTGAATGAAACAGGACACACAGAAATGTCAGTAGCAGTGAGCGAAATAATGGACCATATAAACGAACACGCAACCCATTGGGTTTTCGTTGATGGTGAAATGATTAACCGAACTGACATCTCAGCAGTTAACTGGGATGACGTATCAGATGTAGATTTAGTTCCCGCTATTGTTGGCGGAAACTGCTAGATAAGATACATTGTGGTTTACCAAGTAATAAGAGATAAAGGAGGTAATCCCTCTTCCCACACACTAGGTTTCTAACATTAATTAGGAACAAAATATAAACACTACATTTTTCAATGAAAATAGCCTTACCAGTAACATTTAGGCTAGACTTCATATAGATAAAAAAATGTAGAAAAGATTACCAAAAAGGAGAAATTAAGATGCATAGGTTATTGTTTTTTACAGGAAGAAAGTGTAGGAAAATAGAGAAAATAGTATTAGCTTTGAATAGGGAAGGCGAGATGTCAACCCACCAAATAATTGATTTATTTTCAGGTAAATTGGGAGTAACTTCTCAAGAGTTAGGAAATATACTATCAAAGACTGGAATTTTCGATAAGTCAGGGAAACACAAGGCTTTTCGATTAACTTCTAATAGTCTAGACCACAGTTATACTATCTGTAAATGGAGTATAAACTATAGTAACTTAATAAGAAAATATGGGAGTGAAGATACAGAACCAAGAAGAGGAGCAGCATTGTATCGATATAGACACGTAATAGATACAACTACTAATGAAATAAACAGTTTATCCACAATGGTAAAAAGAGATAACTGGGACTTCATACATAAAGAGATAAAGGGAATATAATGATATTTAAAGATTTAAAGGAATTAAGAGAGTGTATGGTTGACATATTAAGTGATTTAATACCAGTTCATTCATACCATAGAGTAATAGAATACATAGACAAATTACAAGAACTCGATTTATTACCAGAAACCAAAGAATTACTTTGTAATAAAGAAATAAGGCAAGTCTTGATAAAGAACAAAATTGTGCGTTCTTATGAAGTAGTGGATTGGTTGAAGCAGAAGAGAGATGAATATCTCGATTTAATGGAATATATAGAGAGGGATAAAGATTGGAAAACCAAACACAATATCGCTACAGAATAAGTATCTGTAAAGCGAACGGTAGTGTTTGGATGGAAGAGTTTGAGTCCCAAAGTTTATTATTAGAGAATATAGATGCATTGCTAGATAAGCACCCGCATCTTCTTATCTCTAAACAAAGAGTAAGTGATAAAAATGAAAGAAAGGAATCCAGATTACATCAGTGGGCCTAAAGGGAACATAGCAACAAAATGTAGAATATGTGGTGGGCAACTAACCCACCCAAATGACATAAGACAAGAGATACACTCTTCTTGTCTAGAGAGATATAGGAGTAGATTGAGGTGATAACATACCAGAATTATTAATTAAAAGACCAGACGATTCAGGAGAATACGATTCAACATTAGTATTATTTAGTGATGAAAAGACATATAGAACAGAGACTATCTCTGCACATTATCATCGCACAGCTAATAATCCTATGATAGAGTCTATCAAGAATTGGTTAACTAATAAGTTAAAAATATCCAGAAGACAGATTTACGGACAAACTTGGAAAAAAAGAGAAAGCCGTGGTTTCTTTACGCCTGAAAGTGAAAAAATAAAGGTAGTAGAAGAACCCAAAGCTCCTGAATTCTCACACTCAATAACTATTGGTGATGAAGGATATGTTGTTTTATTCAATAAAGTAGGAACTCGTTATTACATAAATGGAATGATGGGTAATAAGTCAGTACTTATTGCAGCCTTAGCCAGAACGATTTACAAGTCGTGTTTTACAGATGATGGCTCAGAGTTAGATAAATTCCTAATAAAGCATATTCATCTACCAGAGAACGTTCATTATGCTTTAGAGAATAGAGCACCATATTATTTCTATCTAGAAAGTGAAGATGGATATATAACTAAGAGAATAGAATGTAGATTAAAGGTTAATCTTATTAGTGATACTAAGGTGGCAATTGAAATCTCCGATGGAGTTTGGGGAGAAATAGGAATTAAACAGTTAAACGTTTACATGAATAGCTATCTCAATAAAAAGAAAAGGGGCAATTGGAGTAACCTAAGTCCTTCGGCTCTTTGGGAAAGAGTAATGAAAAGATTACCAACAGAAGCTGAAGAACAACTAATGATTTCTTTCTTACATCAGAATAGAACTTCTAAAGTTGTTAAAGAAAGAGCAAGAGATTTGATGATTCACATTCAATCTCGTTATCCTGACAGAATCAAAATTAATTGGGGCAGCCCTGATAGACTACTAGATGTTTCAGAGAAACCTACCATCATGTATATTCATGGTAAATTAGCAGACTGGAAACTAACTGATAGAGGTTTAAAATCTCAAGGGCAGCAAAATGTTTCAACTTATGTTTGGGAACATAATGAAGGAGAACAGGGCAAATGGAATGGGCCTATTTGTGTGGATAATTTAGACAATAAATCCCCAACTGGCGACCAATTTGTAACTAGAGCATTAGGGTTGTTAAACGACGACCTGCTAGTCAAAAGAGTATCTACTATTCAAGGAAGATTAAATAGTGGACATAGTTTGGGACAAACTGACCAAAGAATTTCGCTGTTCCAGTCGGAATAGAGAAAAGAAACGGTCATCCCAAGGGGTGACAAAATGAAATGTGGCGAATGTAAAGGCGATATCGTAGATACAGAAGGAGAATGGTCCTGTCAGAAATGCGGGCTAATTATAGGAAATATAATGGATGCTCCTATATTTGAGAATAACGAAATAGTTCGCCATAAAGATATAGAATTAGGTAGCCACATAGGTAGAAGTAAAACTAAAACGGCATCTAGATTGAGAAGGTTAGCAGTTATGTATAGTTTATCTAAAGAACAGAGAACAATAAAGAGAAGAGAACTACATATGAATGTAGTACTTAGTGAATTTCAACTCTCTGATTCAGCAAAAAGAGATATTCTAATGTATGATTCTATGCTGAGAAAGAGTGGAGTCTATACAAATAAAATGACTCTAGAAGAAAGAGCTGCTGCTTTAGGTTATATTATTTTGAAAGAGTATGGGAAAGAATACACACTAAAAGAAACGTCAGCTATATTAGAAATATCACCTAAAAGGCTGAGTAAATTAGCAAAATTATATGCAAGGAAATTAAATAAATCTTACATATTTGCTAATACGAATGTTTCTTCTTTGTTTGAAAAGTTCTGTCTTAAGTTAAATAAAGATAGAGCTTACATTAATGATTGTATTAACATATATTATTACTTAGATAAGATAGAACCTAAGCAGCCTAACTCAGCCTATCTATCAGGGATAGTTTATTTTGTTGAAACAACTAAACCAATGGTAACTACTTACCAGAAAGAAATAGCAGAAATATTTGGTGTTGGTTTGACTTCTGTGAAGAATAATTATCGCAGAATATTATCAATATTAGAAATAGAGAACACATTTAATTTAACAGTGAATGATATAATAGAGGGAATAAGATGAGAGCGAAAACAGTTATACACGTAGAATATGAAATATTGAAGAATATATTACAGTCGAAAGAAATAGGAATGGTAATTGAAAGAGTGAAAGCCAATATGGTTCCTCCTAATGACCCCGCTGCTGAGAAGAGATTCAATGCAGGAGTAACTTCTTCGGCCCAATTAATTCGTAATATAGTAGATAGGAGAACACATAGAATCCCTCAAAACCATCCTGACTTTAAGGTGAAGTCTAATGATGAGTGAGGAATTAACAGAAGAAATAAACTCCTTGATAGAACAATTGGATGAAGAGAAACCCCCTTCATCAATTAAAGAAGCAGATAAGGCAATTAAAACTAATCTGCTTGTTTATCTAAGAGGATATGTTGTTGATGATTTCTGGTATAATGGTTGGAAAGAAGGACCAAAGAATAAGTTCGATTCAGCAAGGATAAAACTCATAGAAAGATTAGTGAGTGAAATAAAAGAAACACCATTTATACCTTTAGTGGTGGAAGAAAGTGAATCTAATTCAGCATTTGAATTCGATATAAAGGAAATAAGAGAAGACGTATTAACGTTACAAGATTATTTGGAGAGAGAAAAATGAAAAGAAAAATACTAATTATTGGAACTGGAGGAATAGGTAGTTATCTTATCCCTCTTTTAGATAAGACTGGACTATACAACATTACAGTTAATGACCCTGATATTGTAGAAAAGAAGAACATAACATATCAGAACTTCGATAGGAGTGAAATTGAGAATAAGAAAGTAGAATGTATGCGAAGTAGATATAGTTCTATTAAAAAAGCAGACCCTTTCTTAGTATTAACTGAAGGACAAATAAAAGGATATGATTTAGTTATATGCTGTGCTGATAACTTAGATGTTCGTAGACTTCTTTATAGGTCATCAACTCAATGGTTAGATTTGAGAGCACAAGGTAGGAATGGAGCGTTGATTAGTTATAAAACACCAAAGAATATGTTTGACGTTGTATTATCTGGACCAGATGGTAGTTTTTCCTGCCAAGGAACTGAATGGGAAGGAGATACAAAAGATATCCACTTTACACACGTTGCTATAGCTGGAATGGCTGCTGAGTGGGTTCAAAGATGGTTCGTTAATAATGGCGACGTTTGTGATTATAAGGTTGTGAACATTTGAAAGTAGGAGATGTTATTGATAAATTAGAAACTAAAGAAGGTACATACTTCGATTGTGAAGTAGTATCTGTTTCTTGTGCTGCTTGTGGAGAATCATTCACTGGCATTATTAGAGAAGCAGGGGGATTCATTGCTGGTCATCAGACTTACCATGAATTTACAAATGCTCAAGATATTATGATTAGTGCTTTAGGAGGGGTTTAATGGATTGGAAAGATAAGATAAAAATATCCTTCAGAGAAGGAAAGGAATTGAAAAATTTATTCAGAAAGGAAAGAAGTGATTTCTTACAGACAATATGGACAGAGAGCCTTACTGCTTTTGATATACCTAGAGAAGTTCAAGTCATAATTGATTCTAATAATAACTTATTTATGAGTGTAGGTAGTCCATCATTTGTCTCGTTTATGGGACAAGAAAAAGAACTGTATGAGAATAAAATGAAGCTACCTATCAAGTGTTGGATACACACCCATCCGTTTGGTAAAGCTTACTTTAGTGGAACAGATATATCCACAATTAATACTTGGAGCCCCATTATGTTAACAGCAATTGTATTGGGGGATAACGAACACCAGTTATGGAGAAAAGCAAGACCGGGTGAAGCAATGTTGGTTAAATATAGTTCAGAAGAAATAGTTAGTTTAGAGAATGAAAGAGAAACAATAGAGGAATTAATATGAAATTAGAAGCGTATGGAGAAACAATAGTTTGTAGAGAAGCAAAGACGAATGAAGGGAGCTTTGTACTAACTGAGAATAATAAAGCAGAAGTAATATCAGTTGGTAATAAAGTAGAGAATCTAAACATAGGAGATTACATCTTCTATGAACCAAATAAGAAAGAAATCATTGGTGAGTTTTTCGTTATTCATTTTCAAAGTGTGTTGTGTAAGGTGACTATATGAGTAAATTGGATGAATTGAAAGAAGAAATGAATAACCTTCGTAGTGCTCAAGATGGATTATATCAGGCAATAGATGCCTTCCAAACTATTAGTTGGACAGATAATATCGGAGAGCCACATCACGTAATGATGGAAATGGAAGAAGTGTTAACTCAAGTAACAGACAGAATAGAAGAGATAGAAGATAAAGTGGAGAGGATATGAATGATAGTAATAGGAAATGAAGCAAGAGAAAAAATGTTAGAAGGAATAAATTTAGCCGCTAATGCAGTTAAACCAACGTTAGGTCCGATGGCTAGAACAGTTGTTCTAAAGGAACACTCAAAGCCGATAATCGTTAATGATGGAGTAACTGTAGCTAGAGCCATTCACCATGAAGATGAATTTGTAGATATGGGAGCTAAACTACTTATCGGAGTAGCGACCCAAGCACAAAACTTAGCTGGTGATGGTACAACTACTGCTTGTGTTCTTGCTCAGGCTTTTTGTCAAGTGGGTATGGAACTAATAAAAGAGGGAGAAAATCCAGTAAAGGTTGCCGAGAGTCTAAAAGAAATAGTACATGATATGTCAGAATTATTACTAAAGAATTCTAACCTAATAGAAAACTCTGAGGAGATTAAAAATGTAGCAACTATTGCTGCTAATAATGATGATTATATTGGTAAGTTAATTGCAGAAGCAATAGAGACTGTAGGTAAAGATGGAGTCATTACTGTTAATGAATCTAAAGATATGAACACAACAATTGAGGTTGTTCAAGGATTAGAAATTGATAGAGGATACAGAAGTCATCACCTAGCTTTAGATAAAGAGAAGAACCAAACTGTTATGGAAAATCCGTTTATTCTTATATCTAACTTTAACATTATACGTTTCCAAGAACTAATACCCATACTAGAAAAAGTAGCAGAAACAAAAAGACCTCTTCTACTTATTTCTAGAACTCTTGAACAGCACGCAATTAGTAACTTAATCGTTAACGTAATGGGTGGTGTTGTACAGTGTTGTGCTATTGAGTCACCTGATTATGGTTATGTTTCAGATAATATTCTTGAGGATATATCAATAGTTACTGGGGGTAAGTTCCTAGATTATCAAACCAATATTAAATTGGAAGAAGTAAAAATAGAAGACTTAGGACAAGCCGAAAAAGTAACTGTTGGAGAACTTAAAACAGTTATAATCAATGGTGGAGGAGAAGAAGAGAAAGTTAAAGAAAGAGCCAATATGATTTCTAATCACATTGATGATGCTCAAAATGAATTTGTTGCAGATAAGATGAGAACTAGGATAGCTAAACTACTAGGAGGAGTAGCCCTATTGAATGTGGGTGCTGCTTCCGAAATAGAAATGAGAGATAAAATGGAAAGAATAGATGACGCACTTAATGCCACTAGAGCAGCAATGGAAATGGGAGTTATTTCTGGTGGAGGAACAGCACTAGCTGAATACTCTTTAACTGCAATTGATAAAACAAATACACACTATAAGGCAGCATTGTTAGAATGTCTAATGAGCCCTTATGAACAAATACTAAACAATGCGGGTATTGATTATACAGAAAAGAAATACCAGAAAAAGAAAGTAAGTCTACCACACATTAATGCTAAGACTGGTGAGCTTGGTAATATGTATGAATTAGGAATAATTGACCCAGTTAAAGTTACTATTTCGTCACTTAATAGTGCTGCTTCTGTCGCTGCCTTAGTTCTTACATCTGAAGTATTAGTAGGAGAGAAAGAAAATGAGATTATGCAACCACAGGGCATGTTTTAATATGGCCCATAGGGGATTTAGGAAGTGCCTTTCATGTTTAAAAGGTATTAATCCTGAAAAAGGAGATGAACAAGAATGAAAAATAAAGATAAATTAGTTTACCCAACATTAGCAATACAACTTACTACAGATAATGGAATTCCAATAGATATGCCTGATGATTGGTTAGAAGTAGTGATAAACATAGCAGGTATGATTAACCAGAAATACTCATGTGGAGTAGACGTAGTATATGGTTTAGCAAGTAAAGATGGATTTAATGTTTTAGATAAAGAAGTAAGGGAGGAATAAATATGAATAAAGAAGAAAAGATAGGTGTTATTTTGAAGAAAGGAGAAGAGGATATGACTAAAATGGAACAATGTGTTTCATTTATTCTTTCCATGAGAGGTCAAATTATCATTGGCCAAGCCCTTGCTAATTCAATTAAAGCAATGGAAAATAGATTACCTGAAATGTGGCAAGAACCATCTAACATTAAAGATATGAAATATATTCTAAGGAATTTTGGTATAGCAAAGGCAGTAACTGACGCTAAAAATCAAGACACAAGGTATTTCGTTAAGAAGAATGGAGAAATTATAGCAACGTATGATGATGCCATTTACAACGGAGTTTTATCTGTAGAAGTAGCAAAGAACATGCACAGTGTTGATACCTCTAATTATTATGTAGCTACTGTAGAAGTAACCTTTAGTCCAGTACTATTAGAAGGTGGCAGTAAAGAACCCACAGAGATAGTAATTTGGAGCTCTGATTCTGTATCCACAGAGGATGAGTTCGACTTTGAAGGTGCTTAAATGAATGATGGTGATGAGCTATTAGGTAGGATTCCTAGAGATGCTAATAAAGAATGGAAAGTAGTTAAAGGCAAATATTGGAATACAGAGTACGTTGATATTAGAATGTATGAAAAAAATAAACCTACTAAGAAAGGAGCTAGATTAAATCTAGATGAAATAATAATTTTAAGTCAAATCTTACAAAAAGTAAAACTAGATGGCAATGAACATAAGGAAAATATAAAGGAGAAAGAAGAATGACATTTTGGGTATATAATGAAGATGTGTATAACGATTGGGTGGAAGAACACTCTAATTGGATGGAAAATAATACCTCTTTACAAGTTAAAGAAGCCTTTGAAAATGAAATAGAATCTCTAATTAATGATACAGATAGACACGCCTTTATGTTATATCATTTATTACATCTATCAACTTTAGACCCTGAAGATGGATACAAATATATTAAAGACGCATATCTTGTATGGGACTTAACAATACCTCTTATGCAAGCCTTCAATACTATTATGTTAGGTTTAGCAGCACAGTGTGGGGATGAAGATACAGTACACGCTATCGGTTTAGCTAATGCTTTAATGTTAAAGATGTTTGCTCCAGCAATGTTAGGTGATTCCGCTGAGTAATTTTAGCTATAATAGAAAGTGGGAAGAAATAGAAAACATGCTTGACTTTGCAGAAAGAAAACAAAACAATCATTATGTTAAAATGCAAGACTGCAAGAAAGGAGAAAGGATGTACCACATGAGAAATTACAAGGCATTAGAGGGAGTAATTAAATCCCTTAAATGGGTTTTAGGAGATAAAGATATAGAACACCCTCTGGAGTGATATTAATGGCCAGTAGGGAAAACACCAAAGAATGTTCTCATAATGAAAAAACAACATTACGTAATATGACTTGGTGTAAACTATGTGGTCTAACAATAGGAGATTTAGAAAATGAAAATGAAAAAGAGTTATGAAACTTTATTAGAAAGAATAAGAGAATACATCTATAGTACTTCTGAACCAGCAGATGCCTCCCAAATAAGAGACTGGTATATAGGAGAATACGGAGTTAGAACAACTCCCACTTCGGGAACTATATCTTCCTTGCTAAGAATGCATGGACGTAAAGTAGGTATATCTGGATTTAAACCAAGTAAATCAGATGTTTATTTGTGGAGAAGAGAAGAAATAGAATTAAGAGAGGAGAGTAAAAAATGAAAGGATATTGGTTTATTGGTGCTTTTGTTGGCATAATGTATGCTAGTGTTCTTTTATGGTTTTGGTGGAAGAACAGAACGGAGGAATATTAGTGGGATTAATGTATCATAGAGTGATTATCAAATATGAAGATAGAGATAAGGCCCTCGCTCTATATAGAAAAATTAACAAATTAGGAACAACTTTTGATACTGGTTATAGTCCAGAAGGAATAAATTGGGAATTAGATTGGTCAATACAAGGTAATTTAACAGCACAAGATATTCTATTAGAATTAGAAGACGCTAACATAGATTATGCGGCTACTATGGTGATGAAAAGTGATTAATGATGCCGAGAAAATTCATTAGAGGATGTTGGTGTCACGGTAATTCTGTCACTTGTTTTGAGTGTATGAAGAACTGTACCTGCTATAAGTTAGAAGATAAATACAAAGGGATTTTACAGGAGTAATGATATGTTAGGAGCTTTAATGTTCATAATTCTCATATCATTTTTCTCACTGTTAATGCCCATATACGTCTGGTTTTCTAAAAAACAAGATGAAAAAATAATAAGTGAAATTTGGAGAGATAAAAATGAAATGGATAGAATTCAGTAGATTGAATCAAGCAATAGAAAGATTAACCCCAACTAAAAAAATAAGATTATTATCTAAAGATTATCCAGAAGAGTATTTGGCATTCATTAAAATATTGAGTTTAGAACTACCCGCAAATAATCTAGCTAGTAAGAAGGCTATGAAGTGGATAACTAATGCGTTAGAAGTGTTCGATGATGAAATAGAATCTGCTATCTACATTCATGGGGATATAGGGGAAGCAATGTATCACTTTACAGAAGAACAAAATGACTCTGATTTTAGTGTAAATCAAGTAGTTAACTTTTTGAGTATGGATTGTAGTAAAAGTGATGGTAACTCATATGCTACCTTTAAGGATATATTTTCATCTATGTCTTCTTTAGAAAAGAAATGGTTTCTAAGATATTGGTTACGTACCCCTAGGAATGGAATTAACACTGGTGTAGTAAGAAAACTAATTGCCAAAGTTTATGATAAAAAGGAAGACGAAATCAAGAAACATAATAGATTACATTCCCTTTCAGATATTACTCTATATTATAATAGAAAAGAAGAACCACCTAATAATTTAGAAGTTGGTAGATACATAGCACCTATGCTCGCAAAAGTAGTCCCTAAAGAAAAGTGGCCTACGTTATTCATTATTGAATACAAGTACGATGGTGCTAGATATCAAATACACAAAGGAGATTATTTTGATTTGATGGTTAGGCAAACTTCTATTATTATTTTCAATCGTAAAGGAAATGTTGTTACTGATAAGTTCCCCGATATAGTAGAAGAGGTTCTTAGTTGGGATATACCTGAGTCTTTCATTATTGATACTGAGATATACCCGATTGAAAAGGATGGTAGACCAGCACCTTTCAAGAAAATGGGAACTCGTATTCATTCTAAGGATGTGCAAGAAGCATCTGAAAAATGCCCAGTGAAACTAGCTATTTTCGATTGTATGATGTTTAATGATGAAAACCTAATGGATTTATCTTTACAAAGGAGACTTAAGATAATCGATAAGTTTCCAAAACTAATAGAAAGAACACCCCAAATGAAACACGATGTCTTCTACAATCTAGCAATCGCTGATGGCTATGAAGGTATAATGATTAAAGATTTGAACGCACCATATGAAAGTGGTAAACGCTCAACTGCTTGGGCTAAATATAAACCACCAAGGTTTGAGTTAGATGTAGTTGTTACTGGTGTTAGATATGGAGATGGCAAAAGAGCAACGGTGTTTTCCTCATATGATATATCAGTAAAAGATAATCAGGATTTTGTTTCCATAGGAAGTATAGGTACTGGTTTTTCAGAAATAGATTTAATCTATTTAACAAATGAAATTAAGAAAATAATATTATCAGTTGATGGGGATACATATTCTGTTTCCCCTAGGGTTGTTTTAGAAGTAACTTGTGATTTAATTACAAGAGATGGTAAAGGAAACTTAGGTCTTCGTTTCCCTCGCCTTTTGAGGATTAGACACGATAAACCAGTTTCAGACATAAACACTCTAAGTGATATAAAGGAGATGATGTGATAGTGAAAGGTGCTTGTTATTACACAGGTACAATACATAACGGTGGAGTTATTTGTGATAAATTAACCTCAGAAGCAAGGATAACTACAGATAAGTCCGTAGTTAGTTGTATAGATTGTCTAAAAATACTAGGAGCTAAAATACACACAGGTAGACACGTTCATTTGAATTATAATTTCCTTGATTTCATTGATGTGAAGGGGGAACTTTTGGAGTTCATTAATTATGAAAAAACAAAAGATTTTAAGACAATTTGTTCTAAAGAACCTAAGAAAAACGAAATTAAAAAAGTAACTAATAATCCCTTAGAAGTTACCTGTCAAAACTGTAGGAAAAACAAATGGGGGAATCATGATAATAAAACATTCATACTTTTAGGTGTCCTAGTAGAAAAGGGGCTTTCGATGAGAGAAGCCAAATTAATGTCTAAACTAAGTCCTAGAGATTTAGAGAAGAGACTAGATTTTTTACTTCACGGAGGCAAGATATAAGTGGTGAGATTAGTACCCCCTACCATATCGAGGAATCGAGAGGAGCGCAACGAAATGGGGTTTCATACAACTAGTACTATTAAGGCCGAATGGTCAAGAAAATACGGAAAGGTCACAACAATTAATTTCATTATTTATGGTGAAGTAGGAGAAAGGGATATATCTGTAATAAATTATTCATTAAGGAAAACCTTTCAATTAAATAAATTCATACAGACTTTAGAAATTATAGATTCAGAAAAGGCAGAGATGTTCAATATGTATAGAGGTACAGGTATTCAGTGGGTTTTTCCAAATGAAATAGAAAACCAAGAGAAAATAATTAAATTAATATCAGAAGGGTTAGAGTTTTTAAAACTAAAAAATGAATGTATAGGAGTGAGTGTTGATGTTTACGAAAGAACAACTTGAAGGAATTATTGTATCTTTAGCGAATCCAGAAATTTCAATAGAAAAAGATGACAGACAATCTATCGGTTATAGAATAAGATTGAGGGTACATTTTAGAGCTTTGAATAATTCATTCTTAACAAATCTACAACTGTGCTTACAGGACGAAAAGATAGAAACATATTATCGCTCTCAAGAAAAAACATCTAGACCGTATCCAGTACTTAGAGTAGCTAAGGTTGAAAATTTATTAAAATTATTCAACTTAATACCTTCAGAATTAAAAGATTTAGATGCCAACAATAAGTTTTCTACCTTTTATGAAGTACTAACAATTATTTCAAATAAACACCATTTGACCCAAAAGGGGTTTGATAAGATATTAAAACTCAAATATAATTTTACAGGAAGTGATAAAGTATGGGCCTAGTCTCTATGGGGAATAAAGAAAGACCAATACTAATAACTGGAAAAACAGGAACAGGCAAAACAACACTAGCTAAGTCAATAGCTGATGATAATCACATTATCTATTATGCTAATGATATAGAAAACAAAGATTGGAAGTCTGTTGAACAAGATATCATTATAGAAGAAGTACACTATAAACCCAATAAAGATATAATAATGAATATCATTAGATACTGTAAAGGGAGAATTATTTTAACTTCTGATAATGAAAAAGGAGTACCTAACGAAATAAAGAACTCTTGTAAAATAAGGAGAGCAGGAACAGAGACTCACTTATTAAATGAAATAAAACAGTTAGCTCCAAGAAGTGGTAGTCCTAGAAACAAAGATATGAGTGTTTTTGATTTAATTGGGGATTATTTAAAGAACCCAAATCGTGATGAAGTAGCAGAAAATCTGAAAGAAAACAGACCTGCTGACACTCAAATTATGACTTGGTTAGGATTAAATTTACACCCAAATAAGTTAGCATTTATTGATGGTCAAGTAAAAAGAAGATGGTCACAGAACTACTTTTACGAGTTATTAGCATACTGTCACGATGGCAGAATGTATTCCAAAATTACATTTCCAAAAAGAGGAAGTTATTCTAAAGTCCCGAATATCTTAAGGAAATTAAAAATCAAACCCAATCAAGGTTATTTGTTACCTCAGTTATTAAAAGATGAAGAGTTTGAAAAATGGGCAAAGAAAAGACTGAAAAGCGATGAAAGTAGAATAGTAGGAATGAGTGATAGGAAAAGACCTAGAAACGCCCCTATTGTTCCAGATAGAACACTAAAATTAGAAGGATGGTTTTAACATGTTATGGACAGAGAAATATAGACCGAAGAATATACACCAGTTAATTGGACAAGAAAGTTTCAAACTAGATGCAGAAAATTGGATAGAAAATAAAGATATGCCAAACGTTTTACTGCATGGCACTGCCGGTGTTGGGAAGACTGCTGCTGCTGGAATATTAGCATTAGAGTTATTGAAAGAAGAAATAGATTCAAATTATTTTGAAATAAACGCTAGTGATGATAGACGCTTAGAAGTTGTTCGTACTACAATCAAAGACGTAGCACAACAAAAAGCAATAGGAGATGTTCCCTTCAAGATTATACATTTAGATGAATTAGATGGTATGACACCAGACGCCCAAAACGCCTTGAAGAGAATTATGGAAAGATATGCAAATAACGTTAGATTTGTTATTACAGCTAATGATAGAAGTAAGATAATCTATCCTCTTCAATCAAGGTGTGCTAACTATTATTTTGGTGTGTTAGATAACTCTACCATCTCAACTTTATTGAAGACAATTCTTAGAAATGAAGATGCTCCGATTCCTTCAGATGAAGACCTAGCCACCTTTATAAGTCACTATAAGGGTGATGTTCGTAGAACAATAACGGAATTGCAAGCCGCACTTGCTAGTGGTATAAGCCTAAGAAAACAGACAGACAAAAGTTTAGAGAGATATGATAAAATACTAAACTTACTAACAGGAGAAAAATATAACGAAGCATTAGTAGAACTACATAATGCACTATATTCTGGTAAAACTGTGAAAGATATATGTTTTGGATTACATGAAGTTATTGTTAAAAGCGACATAAGTGATAATCTAAAATTCAAATATTTAAGAGCAGTTGGTGAAGCAGAATGGAGAGGAAATTCAATGACCCCAAGAGTATTAGTTTCTTGGGTGATTGCACAAATTAGATAAGAAAAAAAAAAGAAAAAAAAAGAAAAAAAAAGGAAATGATATGATGAATGAAAATATGAAAAAAGAAATAGAAAAATACGCCGAAATTATCGGTGTTACTGTAGACGAAGCCTCAAATGTTTTTGACGGTATTGTGACTGAAAACGAAATAGACATACAAACTGAAGACGGACTATTAGTAGCCCGAAGTGTTTTCAGGTCTAAATTCGCACAAGCAAGAGCACGAATGAAGAAAGAACAAGAAGATGGCGGGGAACAAACGACTGAATATACTGGAACTACATATACTCAAAAGGCAAAAGGTTTCTTTTGGGCAGTAGAAAACTGTAGAGATTGGGAAGAAACAAACCGTAAAAATATACGAGCAGAATACGATAGAGATTCTCAAACTCTTATTCAGAGTGGTAAGATAGCTATGGCTGTTCAGTTAACTGATGGTACATATGAAGTATCTCTAATTAAAGATGGAGAAATGAATACTAAAACTATGGAGAAATTACCAGATACTGAGCCTATGCAAGTTGATGATGACCGATGGATTATCCCTGTAGATAATAGAAAGGCTTGGGGAAATGGTACACCTAATCCAACTTATGGAAAACCTCTACCTGCTAATAGATATCAAAGGACTCTAATGTTTGTTGGTAGTTTAAATGATGGAGAGGATAAAGCATATCAATTGAGGATTAACGGTGAGCAAGCTGTTGAGTTTGAACCACGGACCTTCGCTCTATGTGAATTTGAATGTGTTCCTAACTCCAACAATCCTTCTAATCTTAGTGCTAGAAAAGACGGAAGTACCGTAAACTCTCTGACTTATCTAGATGAAGAAATAGATGTTTTGAGCATTATACAAGATAAACTTGGAGATAAGATATCAGCTCTTATTGCTCTGGACTCTTATCATTCAGATAATTCACATAAACCGTATGGTGAAAGGATAGTAGTTACTGATGGTAATGTAGCTAATATGAATCTTCAACCATATGAGAATGGAAATAGAGTTATCTATCTTAGTGACCTAAATGCTGACTTCGATTATGAAGGTGAAGGATTCTCTTCAACAGCATGTTGGGTTCCATCTAATATTGAAATCGATTTCGGAATCGGTAGTAATATTATTGTCGTTGGAAGAACATCACAGAGTATGCGTGAAGGCGCACCATCGAACGTTAGTATTAACGTTCTAGGGTTATATGTTGTGGATAGACATGGTAGTGCTGATGTATCCGTACCACCTGTGGAGGACGACGATTATAGCTGGTTCTGAATAAGATAGTTTAGGGGTTGGCCCAGTAATAGTAGAAAACTGCTGCCGTTATCATCAGTCGGGCGAATACAAGGGGTTGTATTCTCTACTCCCCCACCTATCTTAAGGAGAGATTATTATGGGATTAACATCAATTAAAAAACAACCAAATAAAGCGGTTGATTCTGAAGTTCAAAAAGAACTACAATATCAACACTGGAAGAAATTAACCGCTGAAGCAAGGAAGGAACAAATAAAAAGAAAGCACGCCTTTATGGTCCTATCAATTGAAGGGCAAGCAAAACAAGGTAAATCAGGACTAGGTTTGGATATAAGAACAGAAGAAGAAATAGAAGAAGGACACGTTATTCGTTTCTTAGATTTCGATGATGGTGCAGAAGCTACATGGAAAACATGTTGGGATTCTGATGAGAACATCTATGTTTATTGCCCAAATCATTACAACAGCGATGGTACTGAGAACTATGCTTTAACAATGCAAAATGCAATTAACTTCATTAGAGAAACAGAAGAAATGATTGAAGATGAAGAAACTAATGTAAGAGCAATAGTCGTAGACGGAATGGATAAATGGAACGATTGTGTAACGAATAAACTTCGTTATGAAAGAGTGAAAGGAGATAGGAAAAAGATGCAAGAGCCTATCCCCCCAACCGCTTACGGTGCTAGAAATATTGACCACAATGAATTACTAATTAGTGTAATTAAGTTACAGTGTGATAAAATATTTATTACTCATTTGAAGCCTACATTTGGCGACCATATGAACCCTACACCAACGGGTTATGTCGCTTCTTGGAACAAAGACGTTCCAGATAAGATGCTACAAATGATATCAATACGAGATGAAAGTATAGGAAACAACATAAAATATGTTGCTAGACTTAAAGCGAGTAAAACCAATCCAAATATGATTGGTAAAACATGGACTATTTTTGAGTCAAAAGGGAATAAAGCCGAATGGCATGGTATTCCCGAAATGCAGAAAAAGGAGTTCTAAGAGTTAGTCACTAGGGGTTTGTCCAGATAAAAACAACAAAGTTCGTCCATCATACGTCAACGTTACTCTCTCCTGAAGGTATTACGTTGGAGCATGGGACAAGGGAGTGTGGTTGCTTCCTGTTGTTCCCCTTAGTGTTAATTAGGTGATTATTATGCAAATACAAATAAAGAAAAAAGAAATAGTAGACGCATTGAAAAATGTAGAAATGAAAGGTAAATGGGCATCATCAGGTGGTCTATCTTCAAAGTCTTTGGGAAAATATATTCATTTTCAATTAGGAGATAACAGATTATTATTGATTAATTCCGATGAGAATACAACGGCTATTAAATCAGTATCTGTTGAATCTGAAAACGAAGGAACATTTGTTTTAGATTTAGATTCTCTAAAGAAGTACTTAACAAAAATGAATGAAGATATTACCTTAGAGATAGGAGATACCGTTGTAATGAAATCAGATGGTAAAAGAGCAACAATGCCTATTGTTGTTGAACATCCATATAATGGTAGAATAGGTAGATTCGCTCAATTTTATCCCTTTACCTTTGAAGATGAGTTAGATAGAATCCCACAAATGGGAGCTGTTAATCTTAAATCAGGAATACAAATGACAGGAGAACAATTGTTTGACGCTATAGATGCGTGTGAAATTGTTAATAATGGAATATACAAATTAAACTATTTTGAAGAAGATGATGTAACAGATGCTAAATTCATTGTATCCTCAGAAGAAAGAATCTCTTCTTATAGAGAAGAAATTGAGGTTATATCAACAGTTGGAGAATCATCCACTGTTATGTTTAGTGGACCAATACATCGGTTCTTCGATAAGACAGATAAAATAAATGTCTTTTTGGGAGACGACCAGCCCATTCTTATGGTCACAGAAAATAGTGCTTTAGTTAGAGCACCAAGATTAGAAATTTGAGGAATTAAAATGAAATGTAATATATGTAAAACAAAAAAGAAGGATGCAGGAATTAAACCACTTGAAGGGTTTGGCGATAAAATATATCTTTGTGATAAATGTCCCTCTAATCCTTTAAGGGGATGAAGAGGAATGAGACAAACCTATCGTAATAAGCCCTCTATGAGAGAGACACATCCTCATCTTGCTGAGGAATTTCATCCAACAAAGAATGGTGACTACACTCCTGATAATTTAACAGCAGGCTCACACAAAAGAGTCTGGTGGATATGCTCTACTTGTGAAAATGAATGGATAACAATTCCCTCAAATAGAAATGTTTTGGGACATGGTTGCCCTTGTTGTGCTCGTAAGGGTAACTTACATTCAGATGGTCGAAACTCATTAAGAAACACACACCCTGAACTTGTAAAGGAATTTCACCCAAATAAGAATGGAGATATCACACTTGATAATGTAACCGCAGGCACTGGTAAGAGAATTTGGTGGGTG